TATACAATGCGTGGCATTTATAGTGTTTCAGATGTAGATTTTGATATGAGCCAATTTGGTTTATTCTTACAAAATGATATCATCTTTATGACAATACCAATTAATTACAGTGTAAAAACACTAGGGCGTAAAATTATGTCCGGTGATGTAATTGAATTACCTCATTTAAAAGATGAAAATGCACTTAATGATTTTAGTGTAGCTCTTAAACGCTTCTATGTAGTAGAAGATGTTAACAGAGCAAGCGAAGGATTTTCACCAACTTGGTATCCACATTTATATCGTGTAAAAATGAAACAGATTCTTGATAGTCAAGAGTTTAAAGAGATACTTGATTTACCAGCAGAAGAAGGAAGCTCACAAACATTACGTAATGTTCTTAGTACATATGAGCGAGAAATGCAAGTTAATGATGCTATTATTTCACAAGCAGAAGCAGATGCTCCTAAAGCAGGTTATGATACTAGTCATTTGTATACATTACAAGTAGACGATAACGGTGAGCCTGAATTAGTTACAACAGATAGTAGTGAACTTGATGCAAGTACACAAAATGAATTAGCAGATAGAGTTAACCAAACACCAGAGCGTGAGGGCTATACTGGTTATATTATTGGTGATGGATTAGCACCTAATGGAGAAGCGTTTGGAAGCGGTATTAGTTTCCCACTTAGTCAAGTTGAGGGAGATTATTTCTTAAGAATTGATATGTTACCAAATAGATTATTTAGATACGACGGAAGAAGATGGGTTAAGATGGAAGATAATGTACGTATGACAATGACTAATACTGATACTAAACAGACACAAAGAAGTGGCTTTGTTAATAATACTAATGCATCAACTATTGCAGGCGACACTGTAGTAGAAAGACAGGGATTAGGCAAAGCACTTAGACCCAAGGCAGATAATTAATGCAACATTTTTATGATGGACAAATAAGAAGATACCTTACTCAGTTAGTAAGACTGTTTAGTAACTTCTCATATAAAGACGGTGACAACAAAATAGTACGTGTGCCTGTTATGTACGGAGATATCACACGTCAAGTTGGGCATATTCTAAGAGATAATTCAGAAAACAAAGTACCTAGTGCTCCACGTATGGCAGTCTACATTACAGGATTAGAGCAAGATAGGTCTCGTACTTCAGATAGTTCATATACTAACAAAGTACATATCAGAGAAAGAGCATATGACGATACTGGTAACGAATATTTAAACACACAAGGCAAGAACTATACAGTAGAACGTATTATGCCTAGTCCATATACATTAAATGTTAACGTAGATATTTGGTCAACTAACACGGATCAAAAATTACAAATTATGGAACAACTATTAATGTTGTTTAATCCTAGTCTAGAAATACAAACTACTGACAACTATGTTGATTGGAGTAGTTTAACTAGTGTAGAATTGACAAGTATGAGTTTTAGTTCAAGATCAATTCCTATTGGAACAGAAAGCGAAATTGATGTTGCACAACTTAGTTTTACAACACCAATATATATTAACATGCCTGCTAAGGTTAAAAAGTTAGGAATTATAACAAATGTTATAATGAGTATATTTGACGAATCAAATGGTAATGTTGCTTTAGGAATTAGTACACCTGAACTGAAAGCATACTCCGATAGTCCAACAGAAAGAGCGGCAATGGATAAACAAACTGATCGTATTCAACGAGATTCTTTAAATGTTGCAGTTAGTACTGCTACTTACAAAGACTACGACATGATTGTTATGAATAATATTGCACAATTAATTGATCGAGGAAAAACAGGTACAATAACCTGGACTAGGTTAATTGAAGCATTACCTGGCCAATACAGAGCAGGTCTTACACAGTTACAATTACAACGTAAAATACTAGCAGGTGAAGACACGAGTATAAGCGTTAACGGATCAGTAACTATTAATACATTAGACGAAAGTCAATTAATAATTGATTGGGACGAAGACACAATTCCAACTAATACAACGCTATCGTCTCCAGCAGGTAGAAATAATACAGGATCAATTGACTTTATTATTAATCCAAGAACATATAATCCTACTACTGCTAAAGCGGCAGGACTAAGATTATTACTACTAGGTGCTATAAACACAAGTGCTAATGTTGGTGGACTTATGGATTTTGGACAAGATCCAAGTGATGGTAGTTCTAAAGATCCATATGATGGTCCAGATGCATGGAAAAATGCAGACGGATCAGACTTTGTTGCTGGTGAAAATGATATTGTTGAATGGGATGGAACCAAATGGACCGTTGTATTTGATGCTAGTACAGACTCCGGAACTGAAACAAAGTACATAACCAACCTAAATACTGGTGTACAGTACAGATGGACTGGTACAGAATGGATACTTTCATTCGAAGGCGAATACCGAAAAGGCACCTGGCGCCTGTCACTCTAAAATAAGTACTTGTATGAGTCAAGAAATTATATGCAGTGGTGCCTTGTTTTATTCACTTAAAACACAACGGTTTTTATTATTACATCGCACACAAAGTAAACAAAAACATGTATGGGGATTAGTAGGCGGTACTAACGGCAAGGACGAAGCTCCGTGGCCTGCACTACAAAGAGAAATACACGAAGAAGTCGGTGAGTTACCGGACATAATCAAAACTATTCCATTAGAAACTTTTATTAGTACAGATGAAAAATTTAGTTTTCATACATATCTGTGCATACTAAAAGACGAATTCCTTCCAACGTTAAACGAAGAACATGACGGATATGCATGGGTAAGTTTTGGAAGATGGCCTAAACCATTACACATGGGATTACGCAATACATTACAAAGTAAAACCAATCAAACTAAATTTGAAACAGTTTTTAGTCTAATTGATTATTTAGAACAGGATAAAAAATGAAGCAAATCGAAAACATTACAATAGTTGGTGGCGGTTCAGCGGCATGGTTGGCGGCCGCATATATTCGGCATAATATGTGGGACGTTCCATTAACAATAATTGATAAAGAAGTAGGAACACCTATTGGTGTTGGTGAAGCAACTGTGTTAACTTTTCCTTCTTTTCTTAGAGAGTGCGGATTACATGAAAGAGATTGGTTTACACAAGTAGATGGATCGTATAAGGCTGGTATCAACTTTCCAGGATGGAAGAAGCCAGGCAATACTGTATGGCATCCTTTCTATCTTAATAAATCATATATTGACCAAGCAATGACGCAATATGATGTTTGGGCAGATCTAGGCAAGCGTGAGACCTTTCAAGAGTTGGCTTTACCATGTTATAAAACAAATATGGATAACAAAATTGATATACACAGTGCGTATACAACACTAGCATATCACATTGATTGCGGAAAATTAGTAAAACGTTTACAAGAAATATGTCAAAGAGATATGAATATTATTAAAAGTGAAGTTGTAGATGTTAATAGAGATAAAGAAGGATATATTACTGAATTAAAATTAGCAAACGGGCTAACACATAAAGGAGACTTCTTTATTGACTGTACAGGATTTGGTTCAATACTAAAAAAGCCAGACAGAGTTGAGTTGCTAGGTGAAGGAAGATTATTTACAAATACTGCTGTTGCAGGACATGTAGAATATGAAGATATTGAAAAAGAACGTACACCATATGTAAATTGTCCTGCTGTAGACCATGGATGGATTTGGAAAATTCCTACACAGTCACGCATAGGCAGTGGCATGGTATTCAATAGAGATATTACTGACGTTGATACTGCTAAACAATATTTTAGCGATCATTGGGATGGAAGAATCAAACCAGAAGATATGAAAGTTATTGACTGGAACCCGTACTATAGTAAAAACTTTTGGGAAAAGAATGTTGTTTCAATCGGTCTAAGTGGCGGATTTATTGAGCCGTTAGAGAGTACAGGATTAGCAAGTATGACAACAGGTGTTCAAGAACTTGCAAAAATGATACCCCAGCAATGGTATGATGACAAGAGAATTAGTGCTTACAATAATTATATGATGGATTGGTATGATGATGCTGTTGATTTTATTAACAGTCATTATGCTGATACTGAATGGGATACACCTTTTTGGAATTTTGTAAAAGAAACACATGTAAAATCAGACAAACATAAATTTTATGAACGTTGGTTAAAGGATCCTAAAAGAAGTTTTTACTCTAGAGTAGATTCAGTTACACTATTTCATCCACCTAATTGGCAACTTTGGTTAATACAAATGGGATATCCAACACACTCTGACTTATCAAGAATACCAAAGTTAGATCTAGAAGCTCAACAACAAGATTTTAACCAACAAGAATACCTAAGACATATAGTTAGTATGTCACACTCTGATGCAATTGAAACTACTAACTTAGGTGTTGACTGGTTCTCAAAAGCTATGAGTCGTACAGATAGAGACACAATGATATGAAAATAGTTATTGTAGGTGGAGGTACAGCCGGTTGGCTAGCGGCTCTAATGATTTCAAAAATTAAGCCCGAAAACACAGTAACAGTCATTGAAAGTTCAAAGATTGGTATCATAGGTGCAGGTGAGGGATCAACAGGATCACTAACAAATATTATCCACAATGAAATGTGGGACTTTGGTTGCAACGAACAAGACTTCATTAAAGAGTGTGATGCTACAATTAAATTAGGTATCAAACATATTGGTTGGGGATCTGACAAAAACAAACATTATTATGGTCCTATTGACGGTACACCAACTAGTAATGATGTTGTTGACCTTGTGTTTCAACATGCTTTAGGTTGCAGAGATCAAGACCTATTACATATTGCTACTGAACTTGGGTATAAAATACATCATAATAAAAATAGTTTTGTTGAGCCTGCAGGCAATCATGCATATCACTTTGATGCACACAAAGTAGGCCAATATTTTAAGAAGATTTGTGAATCTGTTACACATATTGACAGTGAAGTTGAACAAGTTATGCTTGAGTCAGACACTGGGTTTGTGGAGTCAGTTAAGTTAAGTAATGGCAATACAGTTGAAGGCGACATGTTTATTGACGCTAGTGGATTCAATCAAGTGCTTATGAAAGCAGTGGGCGGAAAATGGAAAAGTTATAAGGATAATTTGCCTGTAAACAGTGCATTACCATTTCTTTTACCATATGAGGATGATGAAGTTATCCAACCTGTGACCAATGCATGGGCACAAAATAATGGTTGGTGTTGGCAAATACCTACAAAAAATAGACGTGGATGCGGATATGTATTCAGTGATGAATTTGTTACAGCTGACCAAGCACATGCTGAACTTGAGCAAACAATTGGTCGCAAAGTTGACCCAATTAGGCTATTAAAGTTTGAATCAGGAAGGCAAGAAACACTTTGGATTAAGAATGTTTTATCAATTGGATTATGTGCGGCGTTTGCAGAACCATTAGAAGCAACAAGTATACACACAACAATTATGCAATTAAAAGATTTCGTGTTTAGTTGTTTATCTACTAACAGAGATATCACATGTAACGAAGGAACTGTT